TCTGTCTTAATTATTGTATCATATGCAAAATACAATGGCAATAGAAAACCCCTCAATTTCTTGAGGGGCTCTACTAATTAATTTAATTAATTATGCTGCAATAACACGGTCTACGATGAAACCGTATTCCTTGCCTACGTGTGCTGAATCACCTGATGGAAGCAAACGGAATGTTACTGGGAATGTTGATGCTGCGTTACGAGCCAAAGAGAACTGTGACTGTTGTACAGAAAGAACACGACGTGCATAATATACACGCTCAGTATTTGGAGCTGCTGTTGTTGTTGGTGCTTGACCAACTGCAATAAGCTGACGCTCTGTTGGTGCTTCGCCAAGAGCTCCACCTGCAAGACCGAGAGTCTTGGTTGAAGTGTTTCCTGTGCCCGCTGATGTTAAAGTATTTGAACTCTGACCAAATACAGCAAGAACGTTCTCAAGAGTACCTTCTGCCATTTCTGTTGCGATCATAACTTCCATTGTCTCCTTGAAAAGCTTTGCTGAGTCAAGAAGCTGATCTACTGTTACTGAACCGTATGATGGGTTATATGTAACCTGAAGACCATTGTTTGTGTAACCTACGTTACGATAAAATGCACCTTTTTGTGTTGATGCTGTATTTCCTGAACGTGCTGTGCCATCTGTTGCTGCTGTTGCAGTATCAATGTCATTAAGTGAATCTGTGTAAGAAAGACCTGTTGCAAATGCTGGAACAGATGTGTTCTTTGATGCTGTGAATGCTTTTGATACTCCTGCTGGAGCATCTGCTACATAATCTGCGCTAGTGATGTCTGTTACTGAAAGAAACAGCGGTGACGCACCAACGAGAATATTTCTAGCATTACCTGTGTTTTGTGCCATGTTGTAAAACCTCCTGTTAAATAAACATATATATATATTGACTTACATTTTAAATCTAATCAAAGCTGGCTAGGCTTTTTCCTCTTAGCTAATTTTACTGGATAACTAGACTAAAAGCAACTAGTTAAATCGGCCCTTGGAATCAGTGGTCCTTGAGTACTTGACCTCTAGGATTACATCTGTGGACAAAAAACCCTTTAATTCTGTGGATGGCTCTATGGGGGACGTTTCAACTACGTGAATGCTATGAAATATCAACTTATTTGTATCTTTGGCTTTATTGGCATCTTTTGCAGATTCATCCATTCTTCTAAATAAATCCATCATAAGGTTTCTAATTTCATATATTTCTGTTACGTCTGTTGCGTGTATTGTAAATAAAACTTTTTCGCAACATATTAACCAAATATCTTCATATGACATTCCTATCTTGTCATAAACTATATGCTTTTTACCGTTTAAAAATTGATCTAATTCTGGTGACTGTTGAACTGGAATAATCGGAATAATTTCTGCGCCAAGATTATCTGAGTAATAATTATAAGGATCAAATATGCCAGTGGCCTTTAACTCTTTCCACAAAAATTTACGGAGCTCAAACATTGCATCTATTTTATAGTCTACCATCATAGTGAGCCTCCAAATGCTGATTGTAGTGATTCGTCAGCCTGTGATCTTATTTTACCAGCACTAAAGCTATATTGCACTTTTTTTATATTCATTGGTAGATTAAGTGCTTTTGTCATTTTTGAATTAAATATTCTTTGCAATCCTGATGATTTAATTGATGAATTTACTAGTTGCCCGCCAAAAAATCTTCCATATGATAATGAGAATTGATTTGTAGACTGTGCTCCTCCAGGCCTTTTAACGGTCACAGAAGCCCCTTTGGGCATGAACACGGTTTCACCATTAAGTTCAAATACAAGTCGCTCAGCTGACTTAGGGCGGATTACTATGGGCATTCCAGTTTCCATCACAAGAGCTTTGTTTGCAAATACATATTTTTTCTTTTGTTTTTTGTTTTTAGAAGGTACAGATGATTTAGATAATTTAAAATCATAATTTATTTTAAATGATAAACCATCTAAATCTAGTTTTGAAAGTTTAAAAAGTCTTGCAGTTGGTATGCCTACTTTATTCCATTCATATACATGATGCAAAGATCTTGGTTTAACTCTTGCCTGAGAATCAATATAATCTCCAAAATCTTTTTCTATTTGATTAAAAATTGTTGTTTTAAATAAATTTTTAAATTCAGCATTTGTAGTAAGCTTGGATAGTACTGCTGCTTCGTAATAAAGAAATGCTGATATTTGTGCAACTGTACTATCTCTTAAAATTCCTGGAGATGAGCCTGCCATCAATCTTTCAAGTCCGCTGGCAGTTTGTATTAAAGCTACGCTAGAATCCAATTTCCTGATTTTCCGATCTCTTTGCAACGGAGTTGTACGCAAGAACATTACCGAATGGATCTGTAATCGGAGTAGATCCTATTATTTCAAATACAGTTGGAGTATTGTTTGGATAATTGATTTCTTTCCAAATTACATTGCCATTCATATCTCTAATATTAGTAACTTTTTCTCTATAAGTTATTTGTTCTGGTGTTCTAATTTCAAGTTTTTGTTCATTTGAATATTTATTGGAAAGGACTTGTTTATCTCCACTTCGTGATGAGGCTGAATTTGAAATCATTCCCTTTGCAGAACATGGTACAGATCTAGTAAAAATCCATTCCTTTTTAATGGCACCAGTATTTTCATCTTGAGTATCTAATTGAAGATAGATGTCTAGCTTCATTGACATTAATGAAGTTGCTAAGCTCATTTTAGAACGCTACCATTCCATTCAATACATATGGTGATAGAAGCTGGTCTGCGTACAAGTTGCCAGTGCCAGTGTGCGCTTTGTCTAAGAATTCAAACTGCCAATCAAAGGTGCTAATATTTTTTACGTACTTATCTTTCCAAGCACGATCTTGATCAAAGAACTGTTTAATTAATATTATACAAGCTTCTTCAACATTGTCTGGGACAGACGACCAACCAAATCTTCCAGCGACAGAGTATCTATAATCTTTTTTAAATGCGCCAGAATATCCTTGATCGTTAATTGTTGGAGGAACAAGGCCATTAGAAACATAAATCATATCATCCATTAAATCTTGTCTATTAACCCTAATTCCAAAACCAGATTCAGAAATTATTGGATTATATATCCAGTTATGAACATTATTAATATTGTCAACTAAAAGCACATCATTTTCATAAACTTCGTGAATTGAATTCATTTTAAATGGCATTGGCAAAATATTTGCACCTGAACCATAAACTATTTGAGTATCATCATAAAGATAAAAAACTTGATTGGTATAAATTTCAATAAGTTTTCTGGCATATTTTTCTGCCATCTGTAGCTCATGATAAGACTTATAATTTGGATCAGATGGATCAGTTCCAAAATTTAAATCATCTATGATGTCTGATATGTTAGCATATGGAGTTACAACATCTGTAAAATATACATGCGAAGCTTCATTACCATCTACCTCATATTGCCACTCTACTTTAAATTTTCGATTTCTTTGGCATAAATTAAAAGGCAAAATTACCTGATATGTTCCCATATCAGTTTCTAGCTTTGTAGCAGCAAATGTTCCAACTGGAACATTTGGGTCAACAGTAGGAGATATAGTGTTATCTTCAGTTATATCATATACTACTGCCGTTACATCGCCATCTGCATCTACTAGTTCCCCGCCCCAAAATATTTTTGTTTTTATGGGCGAAGTCTGATCTTTGTATATTTCTGCCATTAACTTATGTTAACGTTTAGTTATAGAAGTCTTGAACTTCCTTTGGTGTCGCTAAACGAAAACCCTCCTCTGAATCAAAGATTTTTTGAGCATCTTCTTCTGACATAGCCACAAAAGGATGATCTTTTGTAAATGTATATCCATGAATATCATATCTCATGTTGTCTCTTGTCATACGAACAAGAACTGTATCTTCTGGCTGTGCTTTTGGATCAAACTTAGGAAGAATTTCAATTTCTTCTGTGTCTTTTTCAATTGCCTCTATTGTACTTTGGTATACACTCCAAGTAACGCCTTCTTCTGCTAGAGCTGCAATAATGTCTTTTTTATTCTTTAGGTTTTCTGTATCGACTGCAAAATCTGTTGCAATTACTTTTAATTCAGCTACCTTTAATGTGTCAAACGACATATTTTATTTCTCCTTTTTCTAGGTCCTTTAATTATAGCATTGTTAAATTTAAATGAAAAGCCCCCAAAATTAATTGGGGGCCTTTCGGTAGTTTAATTCTTAATTAATTAAGAAGCAACCTTAACGTTCTTTACAACTACCCAAGCGTCTGCCTGCTCGATTTGAACACCAACACGAGTATACATTGTGTACTCGATTGAGTCCTTACGTGGCCAGAAGAAGCGGTAAACAGTAACATCACGCTTGATACCAATAACAACGTTATTTGGGAATGTCAAGTGGATATCTCCGTGTGAACCTGATGGGCTTGCATATGTACCTGTCTGTGTCTCAGGAAGCAATGGAACTTCAACGATTGGAATACCAAATGCGTATGGAGCTACATATCCTGCTGGACCTCCAAGAACTGGAACATCACCACGGATGATGCCTGAAGCAATATCCTGTGGAGTAACGTTCTGAATGTTCTGTGAGTTAGAGTATAGGTAATCCTGGATCAAGTTTGATCCTGCAAGGAAGCGAAGGTCTGTACGACGCTGCTTGTACTTACGTGGGAGTGCCTTAAGAGCTGAGTTAAATACTGCACGAGAAATTCCCGCACCAGCTGCATCGACTACGTGACCGCTTGTCTTTGCCTTCTTAACTGCACCATCAAATGACTTGTAAAGGGCATCGCTTGAAAGTGATGTATCACCGTTAAGGATAACATCTTCAATGTCGTTACCTGCTTGTGTTGCCATCATACGTGCAATGTGATCTTCTAGATCTGCACCTTCAATGTTGTCTTCTAGAGACTCTGTTGAAAGCTCCCAGTCCATGCGGAGTTTCTTAGTTGTTAGAGAAATTTTTGAGAAAGTAACACCGCTGTTAGCAGCTGTGTTTTCGCCTTCAGATGCAAGCTTTACAAGCTTTTCTCCGACGGACATACGATCAATTTCTGTTGTGTCAGCTTTCATTCGGACTGTACGTGCGACCTTACCAATTACGGTAGCATCGAACATATAGTCCAAGAATCGTGCTGATTGTTCTGGGTTTAGAAGTCCACCGTTGCCATTTTCTGAAGCAACATGAACGCCTGAACCACCTGTTGAAGAACCGAACCCAGTTGATACTGTTGCACCAGCTGCTGCGGCCTTTTCTAATAATTCATTACTCATTTTTATTTCAC